TGTTAGTGCCTCCGGTCTTTTCCGTAAAGGCTATTATTAAGTTAATTTAAAATGAAAATGTGCAGTATTTAAATTTCAATTTTCTTTTCTAATGTCCAATATTGTTTAACCGAATCGCTCTCAAAAGCTTTATCTAATATTGTTTGAATTTTTTTCACGACTTCATCTGTAACACATTCGTTAGCTCTGTCGTCCCAATCCTCATACATTTCTTGGTACTCATTTTCGATATAATCTGTAATCATTCGATTAGCATCTGGAGCCCATGATTGTGATTGAGCAACATACCACGTTCTTATTGTTGTATCATCATCCTTTTTTAATTCTTCTTTCAATTCTGCAACTGTCAACGTATACGTTGCATCTTCAAAACTAACAACCTCGTTATCTGCTAAATCTGCTAATTTTACTGTTTCAATTGCCATCAAAATCTCTCCTTTTAATTACTAATTAATTTTATTCTTTTGCTACACAATTTCTTTCTAATAATTCTTAGACCAACGCTGCGTCAATTGGTGCGCTATGACGATACGACAAATACATTTCGCCTTTTACTAATCCTTCCATAGCTTCTTTTAACGATTCTTCACTTTTAACGCTTATCCCAAAAGTTCTACTTGATGGACCACAAACTCCGTAATCAGTGTCAATGATTGTATATTCAGTACGACTTTTTGATGCAGCAATAATAAAACGTTCATTTTTCACTACAATCGCGAAGTTTTTCGTTTTACCTTTCTTGAATTGAATAAATTCACCAACTTGTTTTTCTTTTAATTGGTCACATAAGACTTTTAAACTTTCATAATCACGTTTGACACCCTTGTTGGCTTCCATATATAAAAATTGAAATCGGTTACTACTCCATTGTTCTTCAAAATGTTGTTTAAGTGTTGTTGTCATTTAACATATCCTCCTGTTTCATAGGAAAAATTTGATATTTATCAGCTGAGAATTGTATATAAATTTGATATTAACCCCAATGACCGTTACGTTTTAAAATTCCAATGACTTCATCTGCATAAGACTCATCTGTATTAATAACAACATAAATATTTTCTGTTTTTCCCTCTCCTACACGGTTATGAACAATCATATCCCCAGCAAGTTGAATTTGCGTTTGTGTCGTTAAGGGTAACTTCTTTAAATCTTCGTTTTTAAAAACTGTATACTTGTGACTCATCCCTTCTAAATTCGCCATTTCTATTCTCCTTCCAATTCAACGTGTAATCCATCTGCTTCTAAAAAGTCTGCTAGTACTTCAAAATCACCGCTGGCTACAACCATATCCCAAGCAAAACCATCATATCCATATTCCACTTGAAGAGTCTTTATTGCATGTTCAAATCTAGTGAAATCGTATTCTCCACAATTAACTGTTAAAGATTGCGACATAACAATCGTCCTTTCTGCACATTTTCTTTCGAATACTTATTAAATCAATGATCCATCTATGATGAATAACTGTGGTTCATTACTATTCAAGGAATCTAGCAGTTCTTTGTATTTAATTAACTCATTATCTTCACCAGGTGCTCTTGAAATTCGTAATAATGCATAATCACGACTTACTTCTTCAATTTCATCAATTAATGTACCGTCATCGTCAGCTACAATTTCAGTGTAAATTTTTATCGCTTCTTCTTCATTTCGCGCCATGATTAACGCATAATATGGATCGTGCACTTCATAAAAACGCATTATACCGCTTGGTCGTCCGTCCCAATGCTCGTTATTTTCTAAAACGGCTACAATGTCATTAATATAAGGCTCGTCCACATTCACTACGATGTAATTGTTAAATGCTACTTTGCCAGCACTTTCACGGCCATGTTCAATTTGACTACATACATTATCTAATGCAATTGCTAATTCATTTTGAGTGAAAGAATCAACGTATTTTGCAACATCGTGCTCGTTAATGATTGTGAATTTGCGCTCACAACCTTCTTTGATAGTTCCCTCAAATGCTGGTTCTGCTTTCGCTTGTTTCGAAATAGCTACAACCTCTTCGTTAATTCGTGGAAAACTGTTGTTCATTTTCATTCTCCTTTCAATTCAGTGAGTTTAATTGCTTTCTTGCCCCAAGGCAGACAACGCTCTAACACGACTGCAATTGTTAAACAAATAATGTCATGCCAATAGTTAGGCTTTAATTGACCTATAGTAATCCACTCGATAAAGCACCAATAAATAGCCAAACCAAAGGCAATCGCTGCTACCCGTTTCCAGCGTTTTTTACTTGCCGTTGCCATAAATTCATTGCGAAAATACCTGAGATAATTCATAGTGACCCCCTCCTGCACATTTTATTTCAACTAAAGATTAGACATATCATCTTTTAACCACTCTTCATTTTTTCCGTCATCGTAACCAAAGTCTGTTACAGTACCTTGTGTGCCTTCTGGACACCACTTATCACATGCGTCATCTACTTGAACTGAATTGTTGAATTCACCTGTTACAAAGCAACCAAAAGCAAAATGACCGCAAGTCCAGCAAACTTTTTCACACATAAATCACACCCCCTGCACAATATCTTTCGAATACCCTATTGTGATTAATTACTCGATTGCAATTTCTCTAATCCTTTTTAATTTTTCAGCATTTTTATCTGCTAATGTATTAATATCTAACGTGCAACTTCCCTGCTTGTAATTACCGTAAATTTGCATACCTATTCGGTTTTCGTCATCATTTACAAAAGAAATCCCATTAAATGTTGCCCACTCGAACTCCATTCGGTCATAATTATCTTCAAACAATGCTTCCCAACGCTCTTTAAAAAATAGTTCCATTATATTTTCAATATCCTCTGAACATCCTACTTCCACCGATACTTCGTCTTCACTGTGCTCATTGTGGATAGTGAACATAAGATATGCTTTAATCTTTGTTAGCTCAATTACGTTTTCTACTGCCATTCATATCATCTCCTTTACTGAATAAAATCTTTCAATACTTCCTAATCGAATATGAACCCTCAACCAAAACTGGTACCCCACCTTGTAGGGTTATGTGTAATTGATGCATTTCTGTTTCACATCGATAAACATGTATTTCTTGACCTTCAACCTGAATTAAACCAAGGTGTTCGTAAGTATCTCTTCCAAAGAAGATTACTGGAAGTGCCTCTGTAAACTCCTTATATATTGCTTTTAAATCTACAAATTTATTTGTTGGTGCTGCTATTACTGTCATTAGTAATCACTCCCCTGTTCACTCTCATTTCTTCACTGCCCCAACGCGTCTACGCTTGCTCTCGCTTACTTCAAATACCTTGCCGTGTTGCCACTGGATAGAATCTTGTCCATACTCTTTAGGCTCTAGAACCTCTACAATTGCCCCCTGTTGTATGATGTATACTCCATCACCTAATGCGCCCAAATTAACTGTATTGCCCATATAAGCCCCTCCCTGTTATAATTGCTGTAGTGATTTAAGCGAGAGGCTTAATCGTAGGGCTACGGCTGCAACCGTAGCTCTACGCTATCCATTCCAATTCACGAACATCACATAAAATTACTTCCTCGGCAAATTGTACTGCCACTGTATTTTTCTTCACTTCAACTACTGTTCCGATTTTTTCAATCAAATTCTCACAATAATATTTCCTGTAGTTATGGATTTCCCAATCAATAGACTCATCTAAAAGTTTAAGTTTCACCCTATCATGCTTTTCAATAGCGGCATTTTTATGCTCTACTGGGTAATCAAAGATGTTTAACTGCTGCATGCTAAATCCTTTTTAGACACTGGACCACGTTTACCAGTTAGCCCCTGCCATACCTTCCACTCATTTAACTCTTTAGTTGTAATGTCGTAATACTCTGCTATTTGATTGTTTTTCAAGCCCATCTCTTGCAAATCCAAGTACCGATCTATTGTTAAAACCATGCCATGTGCAGTCATTGATTCTGCTAAAATATCATTTTTAGTTTTTTTATTAAGCTCTTTAACATCATGACGTTTTAACAAACTTTTACCGATTTCATTGAATTTTATAAAGATGTCGCAAGACTTACAGCTTTTAGCATTACGATCATATCGATTTGGACAGGTGACACAGTGCTGATTGTGTAATGCATTCTGCTGATTTAAAAGCTCAATTCTTTGATTCATTTCATTCCCTCCTTTGATTGCCTCTCCATCACGCAACACCAGTGACCGCTGTAGTGATGTCTTGTAAATTTACCAACCATACGCCATTGTCTTTTTTCGTTATCTGCAACTTTCTTTTGTAAGTCATGTTGTGTTACAGCATTGACTATCTTACGTCCGTAAAATTGATTACTCATAGTTACACCACACTCTCATTCATGGCTTTTTCCATTTGAGCATCATACATACTGTTCAATTCTTCGTTAGATAATTTTTCAAGGTATTGCTCTGAATACCCTGTCATTAAGTGAAGTATAAAAACTAACTCATTTCGCATCTTCTAATGGCTCCTTTCCTAACATAGCTAGAATCTCCCTGCGCTTTGCTTCAAAGTCAGTAGCTTGTTCACTAGTTTCCTCCGAGTTATTTTCGTGACGTTTATCAAACCATTCTGGAACAAGTTCTTCACGTCCCTTACGGTAGCTTGATGTAGGTGCTTTTGGTTTAGATTCTTTAGCCTTATCAGCTTTAATTTGGCGTATAAGCGTTGTTGCCTTTTCGCGTAGCTTTTTAGTTGAGAGAATATTAGATTTCCAGAATGGATTAGCTTGCGACCAATCAATTAGGTATTCTATTTGTTCAACAGTTCTACTATCCTGTTCCATCATCAAGCGAATACTATCTGCCCAAGTATTCATGTTTGGTTGTTTAAAGCTTGGGTCATCCATCAGTATTTTTTGATAGAGTCTATAAGCTAATTGGTAATGGACAGAAGATTCGTCGTAAACTCGTTTGCGACTGCTTCCTTTTCTCTGTGTATTCTCTGTAGTAGTCTCTGTGTATTCTCTGGTTATTGGTACCGCCA